ATAGCTCCGTCATTTTCCGACTCAAACATGACTTCCTCGGGTTCAAATTCACAGTCTTCGGGCTCTTGATCTGTGAAATCAAACTCCAGAAGCGAGTAGAAAGCTTCTTTAAGTGTGTCACCGTCTGGGCCACCCAGATAGTTGGCTATGGCATAGAAGATTTTGGGGTTTGCTAACAATCTGGAGACAGGGTATACAATTGACATAGTTCGGTCCATCTACTCTTAGTATAGCAGGGAGGCCCCGTAAGTAAACCCCCCTTGTGTTTTACCCTGTTTCACTCTGGGTTTTCTCTAACTTGTTGGATTCTTTGCTGGGCGATGTCGAGGTACGTTTCCTCCATTTCAATGTCAACGAAGTTAAATCCTTCGAGTAGTGCAGCCTTTCCAGTTGTTCCAGAGCCTAAGAACGGGTCAAGTACGGTACCACCGGGAGGCGTAATTAAGCGGCACAAGTAACGCATTAAATCTGTTGGTTTGACGGTGGGGTGATTGTTGGTTTCTCCATTGAGACCTTCGTTTCTGTCTTTTTTATTGGCTTTGGAGCAGTAGAAGAACCGGGCGGCGCTGCCTCCGTTGTCGTCGTGGCCACGCACTGTGGATTCACCACCGTACACGCCATAGGCGTTTGATTTGCCCTTACCCGTGCCACGATGAGCAGCTTTAGCCGGACCCGTCTGTGGAAACAACCCCACCACCTCGTCACTGCCATCGTGCAGCAAATTGGCAGGCCAACGGCCAATAACAGTAGTGCCAGCAACGTCTTGCGGCATTCCAGTTGCGCTCATGTTCAAGCTGCTGCCACCTGGCTTATTCCCGGCTGCTGGGTTGTAAATCTTCGTATCACCCACCCTGCACCCATCAATGTTGATAGCCCCGGTGCCGTGCTCCAGCACGTTCGCGGCCACGGTGCCCTCTGAGATGGGCTTGCGGGCCATGGTGATCGGCTCTAGGGCGGGCTTTAAGGAGCCTCCCCAGCCATCACGCACAGTCTCACCGCTGCTGTCCTTGATGTAGCCCACCTTGTTGAATCCACTTCCGTAGACCCACGCGATCATGTCCCGAATTTCAAATCCCGCATCCTCAATCCGCACCGCCATCCGGTGCTGCGTGCGCGTACCAGCAAATGACAGTAAATGTCCACCAGGCTTCAAGACCCGTAGGCACTCTTTCCAAATATCAACACTTGGCACATCATAATCCCATTTTTTACCCATAAACGCCAGGCCATAGGGAGGATCAGTACAAATAGCATCGATACTGCTATCAGGTATTTCTCTTAATACATCGGGGCAATTGCCATGGTAGAGTTGATAGCGATCTTCGGAAACGTAAGGCTCAATCATGGTAGTTTAATCTCATTTAGGTTTGCAATTTTGGCCCCTTTCGCACCGGGTTTCCCCAGCTTTACAGAAAGGTCAATTTTTGTTGGTTTTTTCTTTGTTGATACCCACTCGACGGTAAATGGGTTCTCTCCGAAATATGTCAGGGTGGCCCCTTCCGGCAACCATTGTTTGCCTGTACTTGTGGTTCTACATAGGGTTTCCCCATCCAGGGCCATGGCCCTCAGTTGCCCCCCAACCATAAATACAGCCAGGTATTTGCGCCCTGAGACATATGACTCCGGCCTTGCAAGCACCACAGGTGAATACCCATTGGAAATCACACCCTTATAGGAAGCAGGCACCTTCTTTAGCATTCCGTCTTCGCACATTATTATCAATTTATCGGTGGAACCCATGGCTAGGCAACCCTTAGGCCCCTTAGACTGTTCAACCACGCCTTTCTTCATGTCGATTTTTAAGAAACGTGGTTTTGCTATTGGGGTGGTGCCGGAGGGGGTAGTGGTCGGAGGGGGAGACCCTGCGTTGTCTACTTTGGGCCGGACCCCTACAGCAACAGGAACATCAATCAAAGGGCTCCTGCGGGGGACCCCATATTGCTTGTTGATCCTAGCAAGTTCCTCCAACATGTATGACTTTCGGGCACTGACATTATCGGCCTTGTCCCCCACCAGGGACTCTAGCCTATTGATGTCAGCCAATAGCTCATTTTTCTCACAAGACATCAAATCAAAGTCTAGGCACGTTAATTGCCGCAACCTCATTTCTAAAATGGCTTCAGCTTGTTGCTCGGTGAATTTAAGCGGTGCTGACATTAGGGACTGCTTGGCTTCAGATTTGCCATTTGCGGCACGAATGCGCTTAATGACTAGGTCCATACGGTCAATAGCCTTTAGGAGGCCATCAACGATGTGTAATCTTTTGTTTTTTGCCTCTAGTTCATGTTCAAATTTAACATCAAGCCGACCCAATCTCCATTGGACCCATCGTTGGATGATTTGTACCGGTGATAACTCAACGGGCTTAAACCCATCGATAACCAAGGTTTTAGCTGAGTATTTGCAATCAAGGTCCGTATATGTGTATAGCAACTGCTTTACCAAATTGATATCGGAACCAGACTTAGTGACAACCACTAGGCGATCCCCGCTAATATCACTTTCATCTGTGATTTCAGCGATCCCTTCAATACGTCCTTTTTCTAACTCACTCTTGATCTGCTCACCAAGTTTCTCTGGATTGGTGCCAGGTGGCAAACAAGTAAAAGTCAAGGTGGATCGATCCCTGGCTTTCCCGCCCCTTCTTTGAATGCCAGACTCAACACGGGCCATACAGCGTATGCCCCCGATACCAGTTCGGGTGTAGGCTTCTAGTTGATCGTCTTGGACGATTTGGGTGCCAGTTGGGAAGTCGGGAATTAGAGATAGGCTGGCTTTTTTTATATTATCAAGGTGGGCCTTTTCGGTGGGGGCATCCTTGCAAATTAACTTAATGGCTTCTACGATAGAACGTAAGCTGTGGGGAGCCAAACGAGTAGCAAAACCCACGGCAATTCCTGAGTCACCGTTTAGCAAAACGGTTGGCAAAGAAGTATTAAACCTGATGGCCTCCCGCTTACCCCCATCATAGTTTGATTTAGTTTCCCACACTTCCCGGTCTTGTAAAAGAAGTTCCACTGCGGAAATTCGTAGTCTATTTTCTAGGTACCTTTCTGCTGAGGGGGAGTCAACTGTGCTCCCAATATTTCCATGACAATCAATCCAAGGGACATTATTGTTCCAAGGGGTAGCCATGTTAATGAGGGCCCCGTATGCAGAGCCATGGGGATGGTAATAGGCACTAGTTAGGCCCGTAGTTCGGGCACACTTTACATACGGTTTATTCGGAAGCAGCCCTTCTTCAATCATCGTCTGAAGGATGCGTCTTTGAACTGCCTTTAACCCATCGTAAATGTCCGGTATCGACCTCCCGATAAGCACGGCCATACTATAGCTCAAATAGTCTTCCTTGAGCTGATCGACGAGATTGACTTCTGTGATTTTTGGCCTAGTTTTAGTCATTAGTAATTTCTTCCCTTAGCGAGGGATCAATGCCCCTAGCAGTTTGATATCGAGTGAGGGGGCCAGGTGTTGATATTTTTCCAGTTACTAAGCAGCGTACGCGCCTAGAATTAATTTTTTTAGCACTATTACTAAGGATCTCAGGGTCTTTGCTTACCATTCTTTCCCAATTTCGCCTTAAACTTTCCGTGCTGCGCAAGCTTTGAGCTTTTCTGCCCCATTCGGATTTGGTTTCTGGGGATTCTTTCTTCCATGATTCCCTGGCTGGCTGTGCTTTTACCTTCATCCACTTTCGCCAAAGAGATAAAATCTCTGCCTCAAGGTAAGATTTCTCCCAGCCCCAAATGCAAGGGTGGTCATACTCCTCTGACTGCAAAACACCTTGAATAGCGTGGTGCTCTTTGAGCAGAAGAACAGTATTACTCCCCCCTAGGCATTTTGGGATGGGGTAATGACAAGACTCCCAATCCCCATGGCAAGGATTACCAGGTTCCAGCCGATTGTCAAAATAGTAGTCTTCACACCACCTTACAAATTGCCCCTGAGTCGGCATCATTTTGTCATTAGTCAAGGTAAAAATCCAGATAGTCAAGGATCGTTTCCTTGGCTTCCGATGCTTTTACCCGAACAGGAGTAAAACTTTTGCCGTACTCAGTTGAAAACGAATTAAGATACTCCTCAAGGTGCCCATCCAAACGCAAAGCGTCTTCTTCAGATTCATATCTGCCTTGGGGATCATATGGGAAATCCCTACTTAATAGGAAATTCAAATGCACCACACCGTCATTAGTAGAGTGGTTTACAAACCCCTTGGCCGCTTCATCGACGTAACTGGATATCATACCGTGATAATAGGTGGCATAAAACCCGGCAAGCAATACCGGGGAGTCAGTGACGATGTATCTCACGGTGCCATACAGGAAAGACTCATAATGGGATTGTTTCCCTAGTAGGTACAATTGGTCGTACTTCCCGATTTTCCTCTTTGTGTAAGCCCAGTGTTTGACATATTCGCGAACAAGTTCTGCGCTTTCGCCTTGTTTCTTGAGTTCGCTGTAGATGTCGGGCGCAGCAGTGGATTTACCCGTACCTGGGCCACCAAATAGATTTATTACGGTAGTTTGCATTGTCGGTTTAGTTTGTGGAAATAATGGCAATGGCTATAGGTGTGGATGTGGCTAGGGGTTATTATTGGCGGGTGCCCAATTCTTTCATGCAGTCAGGACATTGCCAGCTGACCACTTTGCTATTCTCTAAAATCCCAAGTAAACGCGAATGAAAAGCCCCTGGCTCACATGTGTGAGGCAAAAGCATTTCGGCCGCCACCAAGTTGGTGCCGCAGTGGGGGCATTGCTTGCGGTGTAGAATGGTGGGATATGGCATTGGTTCAGTTAATCGAGTTGGTAGGGTCAGTATGGGACTATTTAGACCAATCCCTCAGCATCAAACATCAATGTCAACGTATTCTAATTCACCTAGGCTAATAATCTCGACGCCGTTGTAAATTTTACGCGAAGATAGATGCCAATGGCCATGGATCCAAAGGTCCGGCTTATGGATTTCAAGCATATTGTCGAAACACCTTCGGGTTACTGACGGGATGTCATACTTATGTATTCCTTTTTCATGGCAAATACGGGTTATTACCGAATCTGGACACTCGTGGGTGACGACAATTTTCGGTTTTATTAACTCGTAGGCATCCATTATATTGGACAATTCACCATAGGACAATTCCTCATCGTACCACCAATCGTAGTTTTCGGTCCGCCGGTCTCTGTCAATGGAAAAAGCCCCACCAACACAAAAGATATCATCGCGGCCAAAGGCAGACCCACCATCTTTAATCCAGAAGGGGTTTCTCTTGCAAGCTCCGGGACTATCGTGGTTGCCCCTAATGAAGAAGTGCTCCCCCTTGGCCATGTGGTCATGGGGGGGATTGCTATGAGGCTTTTCGGTTAAGGGGTTAATGAAGCCAACTCCAAAGTCTCCGACTTGCAAGGAACGGTTACACCCTTTAATTAGTTTTTTGTAAGGGATCCAGCAGCCATGGGTGTCTCCAATGAATCTAATTTGCATTTTGTTTTTTAGCGACTTTGTTCAATTGCCCCACGATACGCTCAGCTTGTGCGGGGCTATCTGATTGATAGACAACAATAGAAATACCCGCGAATAGGGACCTGGCAATCTTCGGCCCATGGGCAGTATAGGTTGCTGTGCCGACTTTTAGGGAATTCCGTAGAATGAAGCTAATTAGGGGAATTTGTGGTACTATCATAGTTTTTGTAGGGCCCAACGGTAACGAAAATTTCAATGGATCTATTTAGTCTCAGGTGGCGGTTGATATTGGCAAAGATTCTTTTATGAGTTGTGGCCCCAGCGGGCGAGAGCTTCCGCAATCGCATTCTCGAAGCCGACTTCCGGACCTTCCCCCATGTGCCTATAGAACAGTTCGGTTATGTCGCTTTCTATTGGCCCCACGTTAACCTCAGGTTGTTCCAAGGCAGTTCTAGCGCGAGTGATCAGGGCGATTTCATGGCCGTCGTACAAAGATGTATGCTTATGCAGCCCTTCAGCTAGCTCAGCGCACAGTGCGCGAAAGTCAGGGGGAGTTGTCTTTTCCATTTTGAATTGGGTTTAGGTTTGCATTCACCGGGGTTACCCCAAGATGTTCAAATCGGGATACAAACTCAAAAGCTCCTCCTTCGAAAGAACATCATACTCATCTTCAGGTTGCCAGATAATCTCAAGGGCAACTAGGTCATCAGATGTAATAGATCCTAGGGCCACCAGATTCGACTTTAGGTTCTCATGTGAGTCGGACGGCCTTAGGTTGAGGTCCTCGTTCGTGACCACTAGGATGTTAACAAGGATGAATTCGTTGTCTTGGGTTTTTTCGTGAGCTTTCTCCTTACTCTTTGAGACACGACCGTCAACGTTAATCAAAGTTTCTTCCGACGCTCGGGAACGCTCTTCCATGGAGAACTGGTTAAAGAGATCTTCCGCATTGTCAAGGGACTCCCTGTTCTTATCACTCCAAGCGTAAACTACCTTATCTGGATGTCGAAGAAGAGCAAGAGTTGTTTCTTGGAGAATCTTGGCAAGGCCATATGGACTGTCGGTATCTCCCCGTTCAGCCATCCGAATTAGGTCGGATTGAATGTCTTTGGCAGAAGCGAGTAGGGCCACTCTTTGTCTAACTACCGTGAGTTTCTTATACTTTTCCTTTTGGGTGCTTAACCACGGTCTTACATAATCTTCCCAACCCCCTAACAAGAGAATGACTGCAATAATTACCACCCCCACTGAAGCAAGCAGGGCCAAAAGAACTACAGGATTGGCAGGCTGTTGACTGACTGTGGTCACCCGCGAAGGCAAGGAGTATGGGATAGCCGGTGCAAAATTTGGAATCAAGTCAGGCA